GTCTCTATCACTTTTAGCGTTCAGAGCGTTGGCAATCTTCAAGTTTTTGCCAAGGTAATAGGCAACATCAGGGCCATTCGGCAATTCAACAATCGTCCTTGCCACTAAATCACTTTGGTGGAAATTAGGATTAGTGACGGTTTCGTTGAAATCCTTATAGTCTAAAGCAAAAGCGTTAGATTTCTCTACAAACTCTTGAGACGCAATTTGTGCCTTTTGAGCTTGTAATTGAGCAATCTGAGCCTGTTGCTGCTGTTGCATAACCTGTTGCACGTTCTGAGCATTTAAGCTTGAGGTGTACTGTAAAACTGCTTGTTGGTGCCTTGCTTCGTCATAGTCGTAGTCTTCAAGTCTTGGATACGTTTGAGGCGCATCTTGGACTTGAGGCTGACTCTGAGCCTGTAAGTAAGCAACTTGCTGTTCTAGTTCTTGTACACGAGTGTTCGCCTCGTTTTTTTGTCGTGCGAGTTGTGAGATTCTTTCTTGAACAGAGTTACGCTTTTTCTGCTTCTCTTCTGCTACTTGTTCGGGTGTCTCTTCCCCGGATGGCTCTTCTGCTTTTTTCTCCTTAGTTTCTGGAGTTTCTACTGCTTCAGAGGTTTCGCCCTGTTCAGGCTCGGGAGCATCTTGTTCGGCTTGCTCAATTTCCGTTGGCAATATTTCAGCCTCAGCGATTGCTGCATCAGTTTCCATGAGTACGTCTCCACGAATGTTTACCTTGCTAAGAGGGCAGCAAGTAAGCCCACGCTTTTACGGTGCGTTAGACCGATTGATCTTCTTCCCCATAAATTATTGACCCTGCAACTGTTGCTGGTAGGCCAATAGAAAACATTAAGTCCTGAAAGGCTTTTCGTGCCGCAGTTCTCTCAACGTCTGTTTCGTATGTTTTCAAACGAGTTATTCCGTACTTTTCTAAAATTTTTCTGATTTGTGGTTCAGATCCTTTAGGAACGATTGCCCCTCCAAATTCTGAGAGATCAACAACTCGTTTAGGTTTTGATTCAAAATACTGAGTAGGTGCAGAGCGTAAAGAATCTTTATACTCGTTGATTGCGTCTTTTAAACTCTCTGGGACATCTTTAAACCCAACTTCTCGAAACGCAGCGTCTAATCCTTTTCTCTCTGATATTTTTATTAAGTCCCCTACCTCATCTAAAAATCTAAAATTATCTGAGTCAAATTCATAATATTTTTTTAAATCATTTGTGATTGCATCAAAAGCTTCAAATTGCGTTTCTTTTAACTCTTCAAGTGCGTCTTTTGTTTGTAGTTGATCTTTTCTTTCTCTTGCTTGTTTTAAGGATTTAATGGGTTCAGCAGTTGCGGCTCTTTGCGCTCCAATGCCTGATTGACCAAATCCTGCCTCTTGATTTGGCCCACTACTTTTTCGCATGAATTTTGTCACGTTTTCTGCGGTATATGGTTTAATAATTGCTCTGCCAGTAACATAATCACGATCAGGGTTTGTGACAAAAACCTTTTCAGGTTCCAACAGATCAGAAAGTTGTTTTTCTTTCCAAGGCTCTAATAAATTGTTTTGTAATGACACGTTTCCAAGCTCAGGAAATTCGTCTAAAAATACGTTTGTTCCAGTTGGTTCATATTGTTTTTTAGAAATAAAATTATTTAACTCTATTTCTTTTTGTTTTTTTACTTCTACAGAATCGTTTTGTTTTGGTAACTTGTTTTTGTCATAACCTTGATCTAGTGCGAATAATTTTTTAGCAATTCTTGGATTTTCAAAAAACTCTTTTATACGGTTGTATTGGTACGATGTTGCTCCGCTTTTATAACTTTGTTCACTTAAATTTTGACGAATATCGTCGGCATAAATATCAATTTCGTTTAATTCTTTTGATGTACCATATTTTTTTTCAAAAATGTCGTCTGCGTTCTTCTTTGCTAACTGCATTGGTCTTGGCGCACGAACTGTGTAAGCGTCAGCAGAAAACATTTCGTTAGTTCTTGAAGCTCTAGGATCGAAACTCTCAGGCTTTCCAACTAAAGTTATCTCTCCAAATCCTTGAAAGGGTATGTCTTCTTTTGTGACTGCTAAAGACGGCATTGGCATACCGCCAATCTCGTCAAAACTCTCTAACGCTTCTTGGCTTGTGTTCTGCAAAAACATTAAATTTTTATCAGGATTGACTTGAGTTTGATACAAATTTAAAAAGTCCTCTGCTTCTTTTTCTTTTCTGAAACTTGGCATTTCTGTATCAAGAAGACCAGTGTCTTTATCATAAAACTGATATTTTAAAGAACTTGCATCTTTCCCAATTTCGTAATCAAGTGCTTTGCCGCCTCCCAACTCAGGAGCTTCAGCAGCAATAAAAACATTTTCTGTTGCTTCTGGAATGTCTGCGCTTGGTTGCACTACTTTTGTGACTCTTCTTACAGCCGGGATCATCATAGCCATCGAGCCAAGTTCTCTCGCAGCGTCTTCGCCTAGTGTGTTTTGTACTCTGGGAATGATCTCTTCGTTCAAGACTTGAAAGGCTTTATCAAGTCCAACCGTGTCGGCTATCTGACTAACAGAGTTTATTAGAGACTGCATCCCTGCCTGACCCTCCATTGATCGAGGGTTATAGGTAAGCATATCTCTAACTTCGTCTGCGGCTGATACTGCTTCGCTGAACGGTCTCTGCCTGTCCTCCACTGTGTTGAGAGAACCTAAACCAACTGCAAGGGCAGGAACCTCGGCAGCAATCGCAGAACCAACTGTCATAGCTGGCTCGATGATGCCTAAGAGACGGTTTACACCACCACCGCCCCTGCGTTCCATTCTGGGAGCAAGTTGATTAGCCACTTGCAGACAATAGACTACTTAAACGATTAGTCGGATTCTGGCCTTCCATTTGCCCCATGCGACTAGCAAGCCTTTGGATGCGCTCCATTCTGCTGCCTTGTCCTGACATTCCGGGCATACCACCCATTCCACGCATTTGACCCATTCCTCTCCCTGCTGGTTCACGAAAAGGGATAAAAGTTTGTAAGCCTGTACTTGGATCAATTACGATCTGGTACTTCTTGCCGTCTTTACCGGTGACCAATTGCATAGAATTCATAGGTAGCTCAGGCATATTTGTTTGAGGCGTTGACGAGGGTAAGGCTGTGCGTGGTATATTCATTTGGTTGGCTAGTGCAGTAGCTCCTGCCGTACCTGTTCCCAAGTTTTCTCTGCGAGACATAACCAAGTCTTGAGCAGGAGTTCGGTTCATAGGTCGATTCATTTTTTCATGCCTTTTTTGTTTTTAACTTTTCTCTTTTTTTTTGGTGGGCGGCCCATCATGCTTCCGTAAGTTCTGTTTCCTCTTGGCATTTTTATCTCCTGTATCGTCTCGTTTTCTTTGCTATCTTCTTCGGTTGTGCTGAAGTCTTTTTACCTTTCTTTGCATCGGCTCGTTTCTTCCGAGTCGTTGCTGCGTATTCTTTGTCTGACATTGCCTTGATAGCTGCGGAGGGCAGATAACGCTCTCCAGTGGCGTTTGGCCCTTGCGTCGATGGCTTGCCTGACTTTGTGCGCCAATTTTGCGCTGTCCATTTTTTTAAACTCTTCTGTGATTTTTTAAGCCCTGCGGCTGGTCTTTTGCGTTTAGGTGAAGCCATTAAGTTGTATACCCCCCACCTTTGGCCTTATATTGCTTTGCGAGCATTTGTGCTTTTCTCGCTGTCCATTGTCCTCGGCTACCGCCCTTATTACTTGCTTTGATCTTATTAAAAAGATTCTTTCGCATGGTAGGCTTAGTGTAGTTTCCAGCCTCATTGACACGAGACTTTGTTTTTTTCTTTTTTGCTCTGGTTTTTCGCTTTACGACCATTTTATTTTATCTGCCCAAAATGCTGCTGACATCTTGCCCTTTGCTATGTTCTTTGCGTGTCGTGCTTTGAAAGACTTTCTTTTGTTCTTCATGGCTTGACTCTCGCCTTTCTTTGGTGCGCCAGCAGTTGAGGCTCCTTGTTGTCCAAATCTAATCGTTTTGATCTGATCGCCTTGCTTTGCTACAACGATATGAGACTTCTTCGGGTGGTTAGGTGTTCGCTTGGGTTTGTTAAATCCTGTGACTCCTGCCCTAGTAAGTCTGGGATCTTTTTTTGCCATTAAAATATACCTTGTTATCGAGTATAAGAATGTCGTCCCACTTTGATAAACAAACGCCCTTGACCTTAAAGTTCTTCTCAATATGCGCTTTAGTACCTAAACACGCATCTATTTGGTAATCACCGTTAAAGTCTTTGAAGTGATACCACGCTAAATTACTAATCAGGTAGAGAGTAGTTATCAAATAACTGGTAGCCCTACTGACTGACGTAACCTCATTTGAGCGATCTGCTTAGACTCTAAGTCTTCCTGAGCTTCTGCGAGCTTCATTTGCTCGACCGCTGTTTTAACAGTGTTCATCGATGCTTTGCTTTCTCTCTCTATTGCCTCGGCTCTTTCGGTTGCTACTTCTGCCTGTTTTAATGCGAGTTCTAACTGCGCTGCTTGTTGCTCGAGCTGCTTGCTTGCTTGTATCTGAGACTGAAGCGCAACTGCCTCCTCTTGGTTAGGCTCTATGATTCCTGCTTTTACTCCTGCGCTTCTGAGGCGTTTGATTGCTTCATCGCCTCCAACTAGATCAAGGTTTTGGAATAGAATGTCTCCGACCAACTGACTCATGGCAGGGTTTTGAGAGATCATTGAGGACAGTTGTTCTGCTGTTTCTTGTTTGCGAGTTGTGAAGGATGGGCCGCTTGCGATCTTGATGTCGTAGTTCCCGACGTTCAAGTCCATTGTCTTGACGAATGTTCCGGTTTGAGCATCCATTAAAGTTTTGTTTACTTGAACTGTCTCTTCTCGCTCGTCCTCGCCTATAATCCTAATTGTTCTTTCGGTGTCGTACACGGCAGGGATCATATCTATCATAATCCTTCCGGCTAACTCCATTGAGTCGATTAACTGATCTTGATACTCAAAGTTAGACATCTCGCCCTGAAACTGTCTTCGGCCGATTGCTACGCCTGACGTTTCTTGGCCTTGTTGTCCTATGTTTGCATCAAATATCCCGGTCGTTGCTTTGATGTCCTCGGCTGCGAACTGAGCATCTTGTAGAAGTCCGGGTGATCCTTGTGCTGGGGTTTCTCTGTACGGTTTTTGGCCTTGGTCAAAATTAAACTGGAGAACTGGATCGTTAGAAACCATCATGTTCTTCCACTTGGATTCATGCCCTTTGATCATGGCAGGAGTCACGAAGTAAGGCTGTTTGGGCGTGAGGGCTGTAACCTCGACTGCTACGCTTCGAGAGTAGTTATAAAGCCTCTGAGCGTCCTTAGCTTTGCGCACAATGCCTCTAGTAATGTATTTGCCGTTAATGTTGGAAGTCTTGCCAAACATCGGAACGATAGGAATAAATCGACCAACACACTCAACCTCTTCCAATACCTCCATGCCAGTGATCTTGAATCTTTCGACTTTTCTTCTTTGAACCTTCCTTGTCTTGCCGAGAGTGATGCCTTGCAGATTTAGCTCGTCTCTAACTGGTTGGACTTCTTTGAGGTCAACAACTCGGCCATCTGACAATTGAACCAGTGTGCTTTCTTCCAAAACAACTCTAAAATAATCTGCGACTCGTACGTAATCGTCGGTCACCCACGTATCTAAGTTCCCTCTTGTTTCAAAGTCTCCCTCGCCTGAGTAGCTCTTTGCTTCTGGGTAAAGTCGCTCAAACTCTTTCCGCTCTAAGTCCTCAAACATAAATCCAAAGCGAGCCTCTTGAACGTGCTGCGCTTGGATAATCGGGTCGAGAAGTACAGAAAACGGATTTTTGATCTCTCGGAGGATGATGTCTTGATCTAAAGAAACGTCATCGATGTAGTTGTGATCTACCATCAGACAACCCCAACCAGATTTAACCGCAAACTTAAATGCCGTTTTAAATGCTTGGATGCCTCTCTGATCGATTTGACGTATTAACCCTTGGTAGACTTCAGCTATGTCCTCATCGCCTTCCTCTGCGGCTCTGACTTTGACTGAAGGCATTTGTGCCATCTGGCCGCCAACAACTCGATCAACGGAAGCAGAAAGCTTGTCAAAAGTAAGGCATGGCCGATTGTGTCGTGATTCTCGGACTGAATCCTCCCATTGCCCTTCATCGTCATCGATAAAGCTGATGTCAGACAGAGATTGTTCGTAAATGTCTCCCCAACCTTCAGAGGCATTATCAAACCGCTCTCTCGCCTCTTGGACGATTTCGTCTTTCTCTTCTTGATTTCTTTTCATCACCACTCACTTGCAAAGTCGAGTTCTTGAATGTAAGTATCTTCTTCAAATGCTTGTGCAAACATCCTAAAGGCATCAGCCCCATTGCTTGCTGCGTTATGTAAAGGCACTTTTCTGAATGTGTCGTGTTTTTCGTCAAACTGATATTGGTAGTTTGAGAGAGCTTCTAAACCTTCTTCACAATTCTCCTCATGGAACCAACAAGCTTTGAATTTATCTCGCACCATCGCAATACCGTCTTCAACGCTTGCTATCCTCGGAACAGTTGTTATCGGATGCACTCCTAAGCCTTCCAAGATGTCTCTCCTGCTTCGGTTGTTACTGCCTAACGAGATCACCTCA